CATTGAAAAACCATCTCCCCAAACCACAACGGTAGCCACACCAACAGAAACCGCCGCTCCCTTGGCTAAGGAAGCGGCGGTAGCCAGTGTTGTTCAACAACCAGCAGAGGGGTCGATCCCTGCTGTTGAGCAAGAATCTGCTACAACTGCCATAGAGTCAAACGAAAAAGCGGACATTGCAGATGCCGCAATGGCGTTCTTGGAAGAGGATTTGACCGAGAGCAAAAGACAATGGAGTCCAGAAAAGATCGCTGCTGCAAAAGCCTACTTCGCTAGCGGTGGCAAAGATACGGATGTGCTTCGTGCTGCATTTCCCAAACTCGTTGGCTCTCGTCCGATTGTTCAAGCCTATCTCAAAGCTGATAAGGAAGCGTCAGAAGCTCAAGCTAAGCGTGATGCAGCCGATGCCAAGCTCGCCAAGGAAATAGAGCGTGACGAGAAGGAGCAAGCCAAAGCAGAAGAAGCACAAAGAAAACGCGAAGAGCTAAACATTAAGACGCTCAACTCGCTCATTCAGAAAACACGCACAAACGTTGTTCAAGGCACCGTCAAGGCAACCGATGCCAATCAAGCTGTCGCGATTCTCAATCGTTCAGGCGAGATTCCAAATGTGCTCTTCACCTGGATTGGCACCTCTAAAGACTTCCTTGCTGATCCAGCTAATCGCGTTCGTTATCCTGAGACTTGGGCAGCAGTAAGCGCCAACTCAAAAATCGAAGGCATGTCGGAAAATGGACAGCCGATTGTATTCACTGACAACGTAGGCGTATCCGATCTTGACCGCAAGCTAGCCAATCTTCAAGGAACTACGCCAGAAGTAGCGGCAGTTCGTCGCGTCATCCTTCATGAGAACATCCACAAGGGAATGTTCTTCTTGTCGATGAAGGAGAAGATGCAGATATTCTCGTTCTTGCGCCGGATGTATTCTCCACAGGAGCTTGATTCGCTTGCTGAATCCTACAGCGAATATGCAGACTGGCGCACAAATCAGGTGAGCTACTTCAGCATCCTTGAAGAAGCGATGACTCGCGACTTCGACTCGATGGTTGAAATACCTCGTGATGGCATTTGGGCAGAGTTCATGCAATTCCTGCGTGGTATCTGGCAGAAGATCACGGGCAAGACGAGCGAGCCTACCTTGAAGGACTACAAAGACGTTTTCCGCTTGATTCGCAATAGCCTGAAGAACTCGGAGAAGGCTAATGCTGATATGCTGGTGAATGGTGGTGGCGTGCGGATGAGCATGAGCGAGTTCCTATCCAACGTGACTCCTGAGCAGGACGCCGAATACATGGCGGCGGTTGAAGCTGGCGACGTTGCCAAGCAGCAGTCGATGGTGGACGCGGCGGCGAAGGCGGCTGGGTATAGATTCAAACTGTTTCGTGGTGATGGCACCGATTTCACCGAGTTTGATCCATTTAAACGCAGTGAAAACTTCACCAGTGCAATCGGGTTTTCGTTTTCCGATGATCGTGAAACCGCCGCTGTTTATGGGAAGGTTCGCGAGTTTTTTGTTAAAGGTAAAACGTGGACAGTGGATTACCTCGCGGACCTTTATGGTAAAACTCCCGAATCGGCGGAAGACTGGCAAAAGTCGTATGATGAGGAAGTGCTTGCCGAGTTTATTGGGGCCGATCAGGTGGACACGAATGATGATGGCACTATAGATGCGTTTTGGGAAGAGAAGGGTGCGAGCATAATCCGAATAAAAAACATCGCAGACAATAATCTGACCGGTGGCGGAAACAGACTTGCTACGCTTTTCATTGTCAGATCCCCCAACCAGATCAAATCCGCCGACGCAGTTGTTAAAGATGACTTAGGCGCAGTTATCCCGCTCTCACGCCGTTTCCAGTCTGCATCAAACGATATTCGGTTCTCCAAAGTCGAATACAACTCCCCCAACGATGCCGCATTCAACAGTGGCGCTGAAGTAGCTCGCAACACTGACTACGACGAACGCGACAAGGAAGTGCGTTCTACCATTCGTGCAGCATACGATATTGCTCCGAAGACAAATGGCCCATCGGTGCCGCTAGACGAGCTTTTCAGCATCGTGCAGCAGTCGATGCCTGATCTGACGGAAACCGAGTTCAGCCGCATCCTGCAAGGCTTGTATGAGGACAGTGGGGCGCTGCTGATTGAAGGCGAATCTCCATTTGCCACCTTTACCACCGAAGGCGAACGCGCTGGTTCTGCGATTATCATGCCGCCTACCGACATGACTAAGGATGATGTCATTTCCATGCTTCGTGGTATGTCTGCTGCGAATCCGGCTCCATCTGGAGAAATCAACCAAGAATTATATGATACAGTACTTACTCAACTCAGGAATTTTATATCAAATGGAGGGAGAATCCCTTTACCAATTCAATCATACGGCGCTACTAAAGCCGGTAGATATAATTACACCCGGCAGAAGGACGGACTTGAAAGAGATTTACGACAAGGTTCTGGAATTGGCGGGACTGGACAGATTGATACCGGGGCTTCATTCCGAGATAAAGTCGAAAGAGAGAATCTTGAAATTCAAAGAATCGACTCAGAAGTTTCTAGAAATCGTGAGACAACTACAGAAGGAAGGGAAAATCGAAAAAGGGAAGCCGGGGCCAGACCTAATGTGGGAATGGCAGGTAGTGGCTACTCTTTTGCCGATTATGCTCAAATTGCGTCCAGAATTGGAGCAAGAGTTCAGGAAGTTTCTAACGACATCGGAGGTGGACTGGCTGTTATGGCGGATGGAAATGGGGCCACAACCATCCTCATCAATGCCACACAACTTGGTAAAAGGGTGGCTGGAACTAGCTTCGGCCTAGATGAAGACGGAGCTATTGAAACTATTGGCAATGCACTGGTTGAGGAATTGATTCATGCGGCTGATCTTGCCGTTCAGCGTGAGGCGTGGATTGCCAGCGGAGGGCGTAAGCCGTTTACTGAATTTGCCATCGACAGCGATAAATCCATGTTGGACGAAATGAGGGAGGTTGTGGCATCGAGTAACGATCCAGTAAAAGCAACGCAGATACTTTTTGATGCGATTCAAGCATCTCGCCAACTTTACGAAAGTGGAGCCGCGCCAAGTGATATTGATAAGTTTTTTGCATCGGAGCCTAGAGCTATCAGTTCAGTGATGTCCGAGTTTGTGCGCCAGATGATTCAGCAAGACATGCACCAAACGGTTTCGGAAGCATCGCTATTCCGCCGCTTCATTGAGCGCGTGATGAAAATGCTACAAAAGATTCGTGATGCCATCGCTCCTGCAAAGGCTGGCGAGTTTGGCGATATTCTCAAGAATCGTATCAACGAGACTGAAATGATGCTGGCGATGGCTTATCAGCAGACTGGCGCAAGGGCATCTATGATTGATCCTGAAGACGCTGCAACCAAGCAGTTCGCGAAGAATATTAAGGACATCAACAGTGGCACAGCTAAGGCTGCTTTCGACGGCGTGCAGTTTGTTGATTTCGAACCAGTTGATCACATTGTTAAGCCAAACAAGTCATACGAAAAGATAGCCATTGACTATGTAGATGGACTTCTTGGTGAGGGTAAATCCATTGAGGATATTGCCACATCTATTATGACTCCTATGTTCTTCGATAGCATTGGTATCAGCAATGATGTCAAGGCCCGTCAGGCTCTCACATCAGAAGTTCTTCGTCGCGTCACCGATCTAAACGGCCTATCTAATACTCGTCTAGCATCCAAGCGATTACAGAAGTTGGAAGACTTAATCAGTGCATTCTGGCAAGGTCTTGGAACTGAGAGCGGTGGAAACCAAGGCCAGCGTGCTTTCATTATCGGAAGCCCTCGTTATTCATGGATGTTTTTGAAGGACTCCGTGAAGAAGGAGATGAAGGAACGCCGAAACAACATTCTCACTGTTCAGTTTGGCAATAATAACGCTACCAGCTTCACTCAGAACTCGTATGAGAATGCGGATAAGGCTTCCACCATGTCTGCGGATGAGATAGCTCAAGATGTCGTCAATAATGATGAGTGGGCATTGATTAAAGAAGGTGAACAGGTGTTTGAAGGTGCAGATAAGACCTTGTGGGAAAGGGCAAAAGCTCTAGTTAGGCGCTTTGCGTTTTATGCTAGGGCTGAAGCTGCCGAGAAGGTATCTGCATCCAAGGCATCAATTACTGATGCAGAACGTAATGAGCTAAATGCCATTCTCACGATGCCAAAAGCAGAGCGTGAAAAGGCTAAAGCAAAAGACTTGGCTGAGTTTCGCTCCATTATGGGCAAGTTGCTTGGAGAAGAATCACCAACCGATACGCCAACAGAGAAGAAAAAACGCAAGAAGCGCAAGGAGATCATCGACACGGTGGAGAAACGTGTTGCAGAAGGTCAACCTATTGAGCCAACAGCAGAAGAGATCGCCAACGAAATTGAGATTGCCGAAAACAAGGCATCTCAAATCGTCTATCGCTTCGAGGAATTGTATCGCCAAGGATTCAAGAATCCACCTGAAGGCATGTCAAAAAAGGAGCAAAAAGACTCCATCATTCGAGCATTTAGAGATCAGGTTAAAAACCCTGTATCATTTGCAATTCGCAGAACGACTGGACGCGCTCAAGGTTGGTGAAGAGGTTTCTGAACGCTTATTCCTAACCGCATCCAGAGAGCGTGCCGACTTGGCTCGAATGAAGAAATTCAAAATCGAGAAGCGCCGAGTTGAGATTGCCGATAAACAGGCATCCAGACTTATTTACTCTACTGAGGAAAGGTTGCGCCAAGGTTCCAAAGACCTATCCAAATCAACGTCTGGTGATTCCATTAACAAGGCTTTCAAGGATCAAGTTTCTGATCCAGTTGAGAAATCAAAGTTTGCTGAACGCCTCGCTAAATTGGATGTTTCACCTGATGTGGCTGAACGCCTATTCAAGACTGCTGAGCGCGAAAAGACTGATCTCGAAGCAATGGCTGCATTCAACATTCTGCAAGGCCCAAAAGCCCTGCAACGAATGATCAACGAAATCAACAACATGCGCCGTGGCGAGGAAATTCCTCTCAGGACGCCTATCCCTTGGCGTCAGCTTCTCTCGCAAAGCGCAAAAACAGTCGAAGAATACCGTCAGCGCATCTTTGACGCTATCTCTGCAAACGAAGAACTCAAGAACGCAACGCCAGAGCAGAAAGCACGTCTCGCAGACTTGTTCGCGGAAGCATGGGAAACCAAGCGTAAACGCATTCTCGACAGCATGCAGGAGCGATTGATCCGTGAGCAAGAGGCAAAGGGTAATCTCAGCAAAAAAGCTGCTAAAGCTCTTCAGGAAAATCGCATGCGTATCGTTGAGGACATCAACCTTGGCATTTTCGACAACGATGAAATCGCGAAGATCATAGCTGAGAAATTTGGCATCAAATCCGAGTTCACCGATGAAGAGCGCCAGAAAATTGAGTCGCTGATTGCAATCTTGCAGGATGAAAAACTCAACCGCGTAAAGCGCAACAAAGCAGCTTACGAGTTGCTGGAAACGCTCAGCGCACAGACGGATATTTCAATTGCTAAGTTGTTGTCAAACTTCTGGGTGTCTAGCGTGCTTTCTGGGATGAACACGGTGTTCTCTATCGGCATGTCTGTCTTTAGTGGTATGGGTGAGCTTACCACCGCTTTGTCTCGCATCTTTTCTGCTGCATTCTCAAATCCAAAGCAGCTTTCGTCCGAAGTTGCAGCGGCATTTAAGACTCTGGCAAGAGTGCTATCCGCTGTCCCTCGTCAAGCCAACAGAGCTTGGCAATACCTCGTCACAGGAGATCAAGCATTCCTTGATCCATCCATGAACGATGCGCTCAAAAACATGGATTACGCATCCATCGGTAAGAATAACCAGCTTTCTGAGCAGATGGCAAAGTCTGATAAGATTCTGGAAAAGAGCATGGGTCTTTTCATGCGAACAGTTAGCCGACTACTTACCGCTCTCGATTTGTTTAATAGTGGACTCACCAAAGAAGGCTCGCTTTCTATTGTGTTCCGCCAGCTTGATCTTGATCCTGCTAAAATCCAAATGCTTGAGAAGAAGTCTGACTTGAAGGCATACAAGGATCAGGTGATTCGAGACTATTTCAACAACGTGCAGCCAAAAACTCTCAACGAAAAAGCACTCGTTGATTCCTATGCCATGGCTGAAATGATGAAGGCTCTGGATGAGATTGGCAACGTGTCTGAAAACGCTGACCAAATGGCGATGCAGGGTGCGATGACGCTCGATCCGTCTGGCCTTGGTGGATATGGCTACCGTTTAGTCAAATCAATGATGAAGAGTGCTGAATCTGGCACCGATAAATTGCTAGAACGAAACCTTCGCAAATGGGATGAGGCAGTCGGTGTAGATGAGAAAGCGGAAGCTGGCGTGAAGTTGGTTTTGTCTTATATCTTCCAATTCGCTGCCTATAACGCTGCAAACTTGGTAGGTGTCCGATTTGCTCGCTTCGCTGGTAACAAGTTCAACCAAAGCCTTAGCTTCTTGCCTTTAATTGGCGCTTTGAGGCTGTATGAGGCCGAGTTTGATTCTGACCGCATTCGTGGCAAGGAGGCGTTCACAGATATGATCAAGCGTAACCAAATCACGGGCGTAATTGCTGCCGTGATTGGCTACTATGTTCTCAAAGCTATCGCAGAAGAACCGGATGACGAAAAGCGAGGCGCATTCATCAATGGTGGTTGGAGCAACTTGACCCCAGAAAAGAAGCAGCAAAAGATAGCTTCTGGACAAAAGGAATACACGCTTGGCTTTGGGGATACGGTGATCAATTATGGCAACTGGCCTGGATCTGGTATCCTAGCAGCCATCGGCGGACTATCAGATTTGATCCGCTTCTCGCCTGACCAATGGAATGATAAGACTGTTGCCAACAAACTACTGTCTGCAACCACGTCTGGCGTGTTTTCAGCTATGGAAGTTCCAGCCCTGTCTCAGTTCCAAGAACTGTTTGGTAGTAGCTTGTCCAGCAAAGATCCGAATGAGCAAAAGCTCACAAAATTTGCTCGCGTCATAGGAAACTATGTGGGTGGTTTCGTTCCTCGCATCCTCAAAGACATTGATTACCTATCTGATCCAAACTTCCGTAAATACGAAACGCTATGGGAGAAAACAGCCTCGCACATCCCTGTTTATCGTCGTTACGAAGGCAAGGAGTACTACGACATCTTGGGCCAGCAAATCCAACGCAATGTGTATCCTGGAAGCCGCGAGTTCATGGTGAAGCCAACCGATCCAGCCTATAAGGTTCTCGGCGCTCTCAATTCCCGTGGAATCTGGCTGACTCCTGCTAATGCTGAACACCGCATGGTTGGCAAGGGTGCTCGTCGTCGCTCTCTCACACAGGAAGAAGCCGACAACTACAGCCTTGAAACCGGCAAAGGCTACAAGCAGATGCTTCTGCGATACGGTCAGCGTGCTCTCCAGATGCCCACAGAACGCGCTAGAGCATTCCTGTTGGACAAAGCTGACGAAGTGCGCGACAGGGCGCTCAAGAAGGTCTATAGGGGCTACAAACCAGCAACGTGATGCAAGAACTCATCCGCAAAAATACCATCCCGAAGGAATTCAACCACGCGAAGCTGCGTGAGCTATTTCCAACGGCTGTTATCACGGGCGATACCTACGGATTCTTCTACCACGTTGAAGCCACAAACACGGTGTTCGTCAGATACGGTTGGCGTGATCTAGCTAAATCAGTTCAAGAGCACCTGACGGGAAATGGCATCGAGATTCCAGCGAATCTTGGACTCATCATGCAGGAGGAATTCTGCCAGCATCGTCCTGATTTGTGCGTTGATCGTGATCCTGACAGCGAGGCAAAGATTGGAGCATTTCAGATGATGAAGCGGTTCTACAACTCTGCCGTGAAGCCTTACTTGGCTGGACAGCTTGTGGATCAAGAGGAGGCGAATCGAAGAGCGGCTATTTGCGCAACCTGCCCGAAGAACACGGATAAAATTGTGGAGTTCTGCGTTAGTTGCTCAACTCGTAGCCTTGTTGGGCATATCAACTCGTTCTTAACGAGTCGGCATACGCCTAGCGATCCTCTGTTGAAGACGTGCCAGATTTGCAGCTGTGATTTGCGTATGAAGTGCTGGTGTCCTACAGAGGCAATGCGAGAACCTGAGTTGGCTGACAAGTGGCCTGATCACTGTTGGATGCGTAAATAGTGAACCCTAAATCAGGGTTCCAACCCAACACCTCATACGGGACAGCGATGTAGTCCGTATTGACATCCTGCCGATGGTTTAGTTTATGCTTCACCCATTGACCATCGACAAAGTGCCACCGAGGAAGAAGTGGATCAGCATTTCCAATGTTTTTCATACTCAGTTATTTGTCAGTCGGACAAAATTGTAGTTCATCCAGCATATCAGAAGGTTCGGCCTTCCCGTTTGCCATCGTTTCAATCCAACGTGCAGGGTCAATGGTTGCTGTGTGCTTCCATCCAATGTCCAACATCGCAGATTCAAACTGGCGGATTTCGTCAGCGGAAAAGCATTTAATCACTCCGTTAAGCGCATATACAAAAAGCATACGGCCTAACAAGACTTCTGATGAAACGCTGACAACATCGTTCTTGGATTTGGTATTCATTCGCGGTGAGTTTCTACTTTAGCATTCGGCAGCACAATCTTCCTCCAATGCGTGGCGTGATCATAACCACGGTCATACGCACCCTCCCAGATGTCATCGCCATCGGACCAATCGACATCGCCGTATTTATTGGCGTCTTCTTTGGTTGGCAGGCGATCATCAACTAGAACCCATGAGAGTTCGAGTAGCATCTTTTGCAGTTCATCAATGGTTTTCATATTCGGTATCTAACTATACGTCCGTTTTTGGTTGGGATGCAAGGGGGATTTCAAAACTTCATTTTGATGCCGCTGAAAAAGAAAAGGTATTTTTATGGTACTTCAACTTAAAGCTTCCTACCCAACCACTAACGCGCTGCTTTTCAATGATCACTTCAGTGTCGTGCATAGCGTCGATTATCTCGCGAGATTTACCAGCCTTGATAGCGTCATCCTTCGCCTTATTTCTAATGATAATTGCAACATTGTCTGGATTGTCGATGAGTGCAGATGATCCCTTGACGTGATACATTGTTGGTCTTTCGCCTTCAACTGGCTTACGAAAATGACATACGAGATGCACATGACTGCCGCTTTCCTTGACAAAATTTTGCAGAGTGTTCACGATTTCAGCCTGCTTTTCCATGTCAGCTTGACCTTTAATTCTCATCATTGAGTCAATAATGAAATCTGTGCATCCATATCTACGATTGGCAAACCATAGCATTTCCATCAACTCTTCCATTGCTATACTTCCAACGACATCAGCAAATAGAAGATACCTACCTATTTCTTGACAGAATCGACGCAACTTCGGCTCGTTGATCTCATGACCCATACAAACCTTTGCTAACCTGCCAATTTGATTTTCAACCAACATTTCCATAGTTGCTTCAAAAATATATCTCCTCTTACTGACTACGTTTGCCTTCAAAAAGTTAAGCATAGTACTCTTGCCAGCAAAGGCTAAGCCGCCCCATACTGTCAATTCTCCTGGTCGAAAATAAAACCCAGTACCCTCATGCCAATCGCCCTTAAAAAATGGCAATGTAAAGGCTTCCTCCTTGGGGGTGTATGAAGCCACAACACGTTCCTCCAACTCATCACCGCGCACGAATTTATGGATTGCGGCCATCTTGGCATTTCCAATCCAATCTAAAGCGTCCTTTTGAGTGTAGCCAGATTTTAGACAATCGTTCGCATCCTTTTTGGGCATTGAGACAATCATGCAACGATGCTTACCTAGACGCTGGATGATCTTGTCGGTTAATTCTCTTCCGGCTTTGTCTTGATCAAATGCCAGATAAATTGTGTCAAATGGAGCTAGATTATCCCACTCGTACTCAACCCATGATGTGCCGGTGCCATTAGGAATAGAGATAGAATCGACTCCCCATTGAGTCCACGTCATGCAGTCGATTTGACCCTCGCAAATGAGAACTGTTTTATCCTTATATGCTTGTTCATTGAGTGCATGCCATCCAAACATACATGGGGCGCAATCTTTTTCCTGCCACACCTGTTTAGGTTCAGTAAGAGTACGATATGAACGATTGATCAACTCGCCATCTGGCGCGTAGCATGGAAAAACAATAGCCTGTCTTTCGCGGACTCCCTCAACCTTAAATTTCCGTATGATGTCGAGCTTCAAATGCCTAGCACCTGTGAGATATGCAACACCCCTACCCTCTGTGGCAAGTTCTGGTATAGAATTTACAGGCTTGCGGTAATCCTTCTTTTTTGCATCGACTGGATCATTAATACCAAGGTAATGTTTAGCCTCCTTGATGGCTTGTGCCGCTGTAATTCCTTTTGTGATGCGCCACAAATCGAGAAGATCGCCTTTATTGGAATCATCAGCCCAATCTCGCCAGTTTCCAACGTAACTGCCAACAAAAGCCACCTTCAGGCTTTTTCCTGGCGATCCAGCAATGTCTCCACACACCCAAAACTGTCCATCTTCTTTGCCGCCAGGAAGAAGAAGCTTACAGACCTCCAGGGCTTTATTTGAGAGCTTTTGGCTAATATCAGCTACCGTTACCATACTGACACCTCCTCGACGCTCTGAGGGCCATCTGTGTGCGAAATAGAGGCATCTGGTGAATTATTTTCACGGTATGATTCCAAAACTTTGTTGAAATCGACATCTATGGTCGATTCTGGCTCTGGAGGAAGCTTTTCAAACCACTCTTGAAATTCCATAAAATTAGGGTTGTCCTTGATTGGATCGGCAAATGCAATTGTTGAAGTTGGCTCGAAAGCAGCCGCATCTTCGGCTGATATTTTATCAAAATGGATGCCTTGCCAGCCTCCCGACATGGCCTTGTTCACAGCGCATCGCAACACGCCGATTGGTTTTTGCCGACAGGTGGTCAAGAGCGCCCTCCATCCACGATGCGTGTAACGCTGTTTGCGTTGTGACTTGTCCTCAAACCATTCTGCCATGGTTGATCGAAAGTCGTGTGAGTCGGTTTCTTCAAACAACGGCGAATCAAGCCTGTCAGTACTTCCGGTTATTCTCTGTTTAATTCTCTGTTCTTCTCTGTTTGTGTGAACGACGTTCACTGGTTTAGGCAGGAGGTTCACTGGTACCCCAGCAGGAGGTTCACTGGTTATGGCAGGAGGTTCACTAGTGAACGTGCTGCGGGGGTGCGGCAGGTTCACTGGTTTTGGAACGACGTTCACTGGTTCGGCTAAATCAACCACCGCAGGAGGTTCACTGGTTATGTCAATGTTGTAAGATGATTTAAACCCGTTTCCACGGTTAATCTTGATGTGTTTTAGACGTTCCAAATCCTTCAAAGCGGTAGCTACAGCCCGGTTTGAAAGCCCTGTAAAACTCATGATGAGCGACACGCTTGGATCACATCTCTCAGACTCTTGATTGTGGCAATCACACAGGCAAAGCATTACCAACTTTTGAGTTGGTGACATCTTGCACATCTTGAATTTATTGATGGCTTTAAGGCTCATAATTTGTCTCCTGATGGCTTTATTCTACCGTGGTGAAAAATGACGTATTGCTTAGCGTCTTCTATTTCAAACTCGCTTAATCGAAACCATTCTCCCCTGATTCGATAGGCTGAAAATCTAGCATGTAGCTCCTTCTCAAGGTCGATAGTGCCCTCAATAGAAGCCAGCAATTCGATTTCAGGCTCCTCAGACTGAAGAGTTTTTTCTCTAAATTTAGGATTTTTACTAAATCCAATTTTAATGAAACCATTTCTAGTGTTCTTCATAAGGTAAACAAATGCAGTTTTCATGGCAATTTCTTCAACTGCTTGTTTTTGTATGCAATCCTCGCAAATCCACTCGTGCTTGTCATTTCTTCCGTTGGCTTTTGAATCTGGAGTTAGACCTTCACAAGTGGTGCAAATGACATAATGCGGCTTCTGTCCTGCATGAACTTTTTTATGACAACCGAGGCACAGTGTTTGAAGAAGCGTCAATGGATAATCCCACGGCATCCAACCAGTAACGTATCCAAGATGGTGGACGCAAAGCGTTACTTCTGGGTTTTTCCTGCCACAGTTCTGGCAGGTATAGTGATCATAATGAAGTGCTTCTTTGCGCTTCGCTAGCCATCGGTGATCAAGGATGAGATTTGCGTACCAGTTGTGCATCTTAAAAACAAAAAGGCCGCTCAGGTTGCTCCCCCGGTTGCGGCCCGGTTTTACCCGGCGAGGAAGCGGCCTGAACGGCCAATGATTGATAAAGTATCTGGTTCTATATGGACGCAACTCCCAAGAACTTCGACAAACCAACGCTACTGCATCAAAACACCCAGTCAACAAAAACTACCCAATCGCGGCCAGTTCTTCGTGTTGAGCCAGCACATTCTGCACATAGGAAGAGTCATCAACTCCAGCTTCGAGCAGGCAATTGTAAAGCCTGTCTGCATCCTTGCGCGATTCGACCAGCTTACCACGCCATATATCCTCGATGCGGATCAGTTGCGCCTGGAAGCTCTCCTGGCGTTCTTGAAGGCGCTGGTTTAACTCGGTGATCACCTCACCTATTTTGAGGCATTTAAGCTCCAATTCGGCAGATTTCGTGATAAGACTGTTCCGTTCTAGTACAATTTTGCGGGCAAATTCTGTAGAAACCATGTATTCTTGGGCAAAAGCCATTTTCTCAGCCGCATCTGTCTCTGGTGTATTCATATTCAGTTATTGATAAAATGTGCGTCGATCTCTGCTGCGATGTCCTCAACCATGTCGTCTAACGTATCCACAGCACATTCCCAGACTGCATCGCGCATAAGTGGGTCGTAGCTGGCGATCTGAATGGCTAGCAGGTGGATGAGGACTTGTGTAGTCTCGTCCTTGGATGCCTTCGTTCCATTAAGTGTGCGAGCCAGTTGATTGTGAAGTCGGCATTCTGCTGATGGTTGTTTTGAGTTGGGCATTACTTAATTGTTCTCCGGCATCTTCTTACACCTTTTGGTGTTGTTAAAATTTCTTCATCGCTCCATCCATTTTGGATTCTGTTCCATATTACAGAATAAGGCCAGTTCAATTCACGGCACCATTGAGTAAGCAGTTTAGACTCTCCATTTAAAGTTAAAAATTTAGAGTCACAACGATTCTCAGCTTGTTGCTTTGCCGTTGCCCATCTCACGTTGCACGGCTCATAATTTCCATTATTATTGATTCTGTCTAATGAGTAAGATGAATCTGGAGGATGACCAACATCTTTAAAAAACAGATCAAACGGACTTTCTCCATTTTCACCAAATCTCCAACGGTTACACACTTGAATACCACGTTTGCGATAATTCACATGTTGAGGTTTTGATCCATAACATCTGTTAAGCATAGATCTCCAAGCCATGTGAGTTTTTGATTCAGTATCACCTCTGTATTGCCCGTGTTTTACAGGTGAATTTTTACCTTTTAGGCAACCGCAACTTTTCTGCTTCAGCTTTTTCCCATCAATGCCTATCCATTTTTTGTTTCCACAACTACATGCACAAAAGCAGTACCATTTGTTTTTTAGATATTGAAATTGATGATCAAGAACCAAAAGGTTATCAAATTGATTTCCCACCATTTTTTTTCGGTCTTCCGCCCTTTTTGCCATTAAGTTTAGACGATTGTGACTTAGCCATACTTTTTGCGCTGCCGCCTTTTCTTCCAAGTTCAACTGCGTTTGGATTTTTGTTTTCATTCATAATGATAATAACCTAAGCGTTTAGCTTTTCAAGAGAAAATATCAATAATCACTTTTTCTTCTTCGCCTTTTTCTGCCTTGCGTTGGATTGTCTCAATTTTTGTTTTGCTTGCTTCGTCGCCAGATATGATTCCAGCGTATCTGCATAAATCGACATGGTATTTTTCGCACAAATTGTCTTCGTCGATAAGTCGTTTGCGGACGCTCGTAACACGGACAAGAATTCTTTGGCTAGTTGATCCTTGAACTTTTTTCTCGCCCAATGGTGCATCCCTAGAATCTCGTTCCATGATGGTAACTTGCTTGGAATTGTAAGCGAGCAGATCGGGACTGGCATTTGGGAAATGTCGCAAGATTCCATGGTAATTTAAAGTCACATTATCCCTCCATTTCTAGTTCCATCACGCGAATCCTTGCCCACTCAATCCATTCGGATTCGGCTTTGCTGATTTCCTCTTTGCAGGAGTGATAGACAATCGCATCGTCAAACAGTGCGATCTTTTCTTTGTTAGGATTCATAGGTCGATTTCGTCTGTATTGAAATAATTACGCACGTTGCTACTTGGGTATGCAGCACTGAGCAATGGAAACACCAAGTCCATAATTGTGGCTCGGCATGTCATGTCATCATCTGGAATCTCAATCGAGATTGTTGGTGATGGTATGCCTTCTCGCGGAGGATTGATTGTTGGTTCAATAGTAAGTTTCATATAAAAAGTGTGGCCGATATAACCCTCGGCCAACGGGCTTGTTGATTTAGATTACCAGGGAATATCCGTGGTATCTTCGTCCTTCATCAATGGGTGCTCTCTAGCTGGTGTTGCTGTTTTTGGAGCAGAACGAGATCCACCATCGAAGATGAACTCCTTTCCGTTGCCAATAAATGGAGTGTACTTTTTGGCTTGGCGTTCTTCCTTGGTGGTGCTCTCAGAGACACTGTGGGTTTTGCCAAACTTGTCTTCACCATCACGGTTGCTTTTCACATCCAGAGATAGATAACACTTGCCATTGGCATGTGCGTTGATGCGGCTCTCTGGGATGCAGATCGCGACATACTCTTTGCCGTCCTTGCCCGTAATTTTCTTTGCGCCATGAAGAGCGAGAAGATCAAAACTGATATTGATTGTGCTATTTGCCATATTGTTGTGTTATTTTATCCAGCGTTTTTGCTCCCAGATTGGTACATCTAGTGAGATGATTCCTTTACCGTATCCTTGCCACTGTCCGGTTTCAAGACACTTCTTATAAGTTTCGACAGCGTAGTCCATCTGCGCCTGACCAATGGCAATTGCCTCTGGTGGTGGCTGATAAATGCACACGTCTGCGGCTTCGTTTGTCTCAGCAACCAGCCAAAAATAGGCCGGTTCCACATCGAGGCCAAGCTCAAGTGAGAGCAAAGCCTTGTAATACTGCATCTGCATCATGTAGCGCAAACCAAAAGCCTTACGTCCCCATAGCTCAGGATCAGCTTCACTCGTTGTTTTGAAGTCAACGATGATGGGATTACCACTTTCATCCTGGCCGTATGCGTCAAGCCGCCCCTTGATCTCAACGCCCTTGTAATTGCTCACAATACCCACCTCACGCTGCTTGCACAGGTTGAGCATGTATTGAGCGTCAGGGCTATTGCGGACAGCCTCAACCGTGCGGACAACTGTTGCATGCTCAGCCAGAGAAAGAATGGTCATGCCAGCGTGTTTATCGCGCCATGCCTTTCCTTCTTTGGTCCGAAGATCAATATCAACAGGCTTAACGGTGTGGCTGTATGGTTTGCCTTCGAGAATAGCTTCGTGAATAATCGTCCCCATGGTCATCTCAATCGTTGGCTCAAACGTCTTTTTGAGCGATGACTGATAATGCTTTGGAGACTTGAGGATCGTCTTCAAGCTGCTGAAATTAGCAGCCGGATGAGAGCGGTATGTTTGTTCGTCTAAGATGATCATTCCGCCACCTCCTGCATTGATGGCAGCGCAAGGCTTGCGGTTGGTTTTGGGGTTATGTCGCGCTCAAGAACGACATCGCCATCTTTCTCGATGTGCTCTGCGATCTCGCTAGCAAGCGGCAGCAGTTTGCACAGTCGGCGCAAAGTGGTCTTCTTGGCCATTTCGCCATAGTCCGTAACCCATGGACCAGAGTTACCAGAGCGCGAACGCTTACGGATAGCATCCACTTCATCCTTGGTCATGGTAGCGGTTTGAGTCTCGCCGGACTTGAGCACAGCCTCTGCATACACAGCTTGGATTTCTCCACGAGGTTTACGCCATTCTACCTTGTGCGTGATCTTGCCATTCTCCCAAGTGAACTCGTCATTCTCGCACACGAGTTCAGAGCGAATGCTGACAACATCGCCGGAGCGACGAACAAGCTCGATCATACCCATATATGAAAGAATCAGAGTGCATTCAGATCCGTATGGAATCAGATAAGCACGTCGTCCATCTGGCTCAAGACCTGCGGCTGAAAGGTCTAGCAAGCATTTGAATAGACTTGCCTGCGTGCAATCCTGCAACTTTGGAGTGCGCTGTAATGCTGTGAGAGCAATGCGTGAGAACCGCTCAGGAGTCATGTGCTTTGGCAGCGCCAATGCTACTTGCTCACGGAACTTTTCTCCGCCGATCATCTCTTTAAGAGTCGGCTGTTTAATGGTTGGTTTTGTTTCTGTATTGTTGTCGCTCATGTTTTGTATGTGGGTGAGAAATTAACTGAACCTAAGTTTGAATGCGGCGATAATGCTTTTCCAGTTATCCGGTTTGCGTTTTGGAAATGGATGGTTAGTGCGGCCAATGACTGGCATAGTGCCAACATCAATGCCAAGGTAATCGAGTGCGGCGATAACGCCTGGAGTGCGATCTACATTCATGCCAGCTTTCCGTGCATGTATTCGCGACCTGCGTTGTAGGCCATCTTCAATTCGACGGCTTTGCCAATGTCGATGCCACGCGCTTTAGACGAGTCAAGAACACGGATAATAATGTCTGCGAATTCCTCTTCTTCGCAGGTAAGCGGGCAATCTTTATCGCATTGGCTTTCAAGGTGGCCTTTGCGTGCTGCCTCCCAAAGTTCGCTAACTTCTCCGTGAAGGTTTGCTGTCCATTTAGCGTAGAGTTCGACGGATGAGTATTCATAATCCGCGTCGTGGAATCCTTTGTCGGATGCGTTTTTGTAGGCTGCATCGGCCAGTTCATTTAGTGCTTCTCTTGTATTCATATTTTATCGGGTTGAGTTGTAATGTTAGTCTGATTTGTCCGCTTTGTCCAGTTGCTTTTTCGGCGCTTTTAGCGATTGCAAATATTCCACAATCGTTGGCACCGTTTCTTTGCGCGGCTTCACTTTGCCGCTAGCCCATTCGTAAAGACGCTGGCGATCAGTGCCGATCAATCGAGCCATTTTAGTTGCAGATCCGTGCGGACCTTCATCGAGGTGTTTTTTGAGTAGTGCTGCGAGGTTCATATTTTTTAGTGTGTTGCGAGATATTCGAGGGATTCCATGCACTCAGGCTCACGAGCGGCCCAGCGCATTATAATTGCTTTCATGGTGCCGATTTTGGCGACTCTTCGGGAAGCGCCGTCCTTGTATTGTTTTGCGGCACTTTCAAGAATAGTTTCGAGTAGTTTTTCGGCTCGTTCATATCGTTCGGTGAATGTCTTCACCAGTTCTGGGTCTGCTTCGGTTGTCATATTATTCATTCCAAAATGGTTCTCCTGGCTCAAGCCCTCGTTTTTCCAAGATGCGATGAGCTATATTCACAAGCGCCTCGCCAACTATTGATTTCTCTATGAGGCTCAAAGGTTTTCCATCAGGCATGTGAATGGTTGCGCTGAACGGTTGCCACTGAGTATTGCTTTTCGATAGCTCCTCAAAGTGAATCACATCGTTTTTCCCTGATGCGAATCGAGGATCGTTAAATTTGTCATTCATGGCTCAAGCCGTCCTTTCTAGGCTATTTGTGCCGTCTAGTTTTCCGCTGATGCAATCTAGCGCATCCTCAATTGAGACGCGCCAGAAACGATAGCTTGCTGCATTTTCTCCAGCGGATTCAATCAGGGAAAAAGACACATAATCCTTTTCCCAATTTATACCGCTCCATTGAATTAATTTTCCGGCGATTGCCCAAGTTCTTTTCTGCATCCTAATGGCAATATCTGTAATCGCCCTTGGAAGAGACTTTTGATTTGTGAGTGTTTTTAGCTCGGCGGCGCTTATGCTTCTGTTTTTCATATAGTTTCTAACTTTAGTTTAATCGTCCGTTTTTTGCAAATGGTTTTTCGGCCCTTGGAAATGATTTTCACGGCTCCTGCCACCAGGGTTTGAACTTGGCGAGTTTGCGATCCTCGGCCTCGCGTCTTTCCTGCGCTTGCCGCGCTTCGTGCTCTCGCTGGCGTTGTGCCAGGAGAGCGAAGAAGGCGGCGAGTTTATCGGGGTTTGCGGTCATGCAAAAAGATAAGCCAGTGTTTGCACGGCGTTTGCCATCGCTGCCGCTTTTTGTGTCTCGATGGTTTCAGGCTCATCTATCCATGCTTCATAAAAAGCGGTTCTAAGCTCCCCGGTGGCGCATTGAATCGGCGTTATGACTGGCACAAAGCGCAGATAGTGCCGACCTGTTTTGTTGCATTCGTGTACCGTTATTTCCAGCTTGGTTTTGAATTTCATATTGTGGTTTTCCTTTGTTTTATCGGCGCATAATCGCGCCCTCTTGCCATCTTGGCGGCTGGCGATGCCACA